CAATAAATGCAGGACTATTTCTTTCATCTCCAACTGTTTCACCTGGCATAAATCCTACTTGATTTCTATCCAACGCAGTTGCTAAATTACCTCCACCACCCATTCCACCACCAAATTGATTTCTATCCATTGCAGTTCCAATACCACCAGCACCTAAAGCTGGATTACTACCAGCCATTTGATTACCCATAAGTGCTTGCATAATTAACTTCTGAATCATAGATGGATCCATTGATGGCATTCCACCACCAGCCATAGCACGATTAGCAAATGCTGGTGCCATCGTTTGTGCTGATTGCTGTAGTGGATTCATTGGGCCTCTACTACCACTAGGCATTCCTCTATTAAATGGCATTCTCTGACCACCAAATTGACCCTGATTGCCCATAGGAGTATTCAATCCCATTCGCATTAACGCCTGTGTTGAATTATCATCACCTTTTGCCATTACTTTACACCATGCTTTCTTTTTACTTTATCCGATGGCTCCATACTCTTTTTCTTCGCGGTAGCATAGAATACAGACTTACCTTTCTTAGCTCCATATCTCCCCATCATGGAACGCATTACTTTCTCACCACTACCTTTGAAATATTTACCGACCGGCATTGACTTCCTCCTCAATGCCTAATTCTTTTTCTAACTCAGTGTTACGCGATAGAATCTTTGCTTTCTCTCTATCTTCAGCTTCTAACATCTGTTGGCGTACTCGCCAGGGAATTGATTGTGCTTTTGGAGAAATTGGTTCAATCTGAATTGACTCAACTTCTTTCTTTGGATAAGCAAAATATTCAAGAAGCTGTTTCTTCTCAAATTTCTCTGTTTCAAGAAGCTGACGGAGAGTTTCGCAAGTCTTACATTCCTTCTCATGCGCGCACTCTGAGCAATGTGGATTGAAAAGATGATGAATCCATTTAATGAATTGCATGATGTATTCTCCGAACTGGCTTAACTAATTGCTCCACATCCAACTTGCGCGCATTTCGATAAAATGCAGTCATATCCTGTGTTGCTTCCAACTGATGAATAATTTTTTCACGTCTCTGTATCTTCTCAAATTCAGAAGTAGACTCATCAAAAAATCTATCAGCAGCATCTACAAGATATCGAAATCCATCATAAGGGTCATCACCATCAAATTCCTGTACATCTTCGGGATTCTTTTTATCGTGAATACATCCCTTAATTGCAGAAACTAATTCAGGACAATTATTGAAAATCTGAACTTTTGGTAAATTTCGCTCCTCTTGTGGAGGATCAAATATGGTCAAGTAATCCTTGTATGCTCCTAAACCCTTATTACGAAGCAACCAACGAGCATGTTCATCATTATATATTGGCTGCTCTTTAGTTGGAATATGCCTTGACTTACAACGCAAATATTCATGAATTAGCATTTTACCAGCAATTCTACTTCCTGGTGCATTATTACTTAATTCTACCGGCCTTCCTAACGCACTTTCTATTTGCTGCTGAATTGTATGCTCCTGTCCTCTATCCTGTCCTGCGGACTTGCATACTTTAATGACGCGCGGATCCTCCCTATCAATAAAATCGCGCACAAAAGGTGCCCATTCTTCAATCTTTGTCTTTTTCCAGCATTGCTCCCTATAAACATATAGCCGTTTACTAGGCGATATAGCACCATAACCTACCCAAGTCATTGCACTAAATCCCCAATCCATTGCAACAATCTTAGGCCACCAATCTGGTATATCAAATGGTTCAATTACATGCAACGCATTCTCTGCTTCATCAGGATATTTCTTATCACGGAATTCCTCAAATACTTGACCAAGATAGGCATCCCAATTACCATACTTGCGCGCCTGTTTTTCAGCTTCAGGCAATGCTTCTAGTGACTGTGAATACGATGGATCAGTATAGGGATTATCTGATAGGGTAGCATGAACATAAATTCTCTTATTACCACCTTTTCCAATAAGAATTACTCCGCCTTTTGGATAGGTTTCAATAAAACGTTTTCTTGCCCAAGTGTGTCCAATACCACCCGGCATTCCTCCTGCACGGATTATTGCTGGTAATCCAGAGCCAACCTTAGCGCGCGTTCTTTCATAACCAATATAGAGATAGATAAACTCAGTGAATGATGTTATTTCATCTGGAGTAAATAGATTGATTTCCATTGAATCATACTTATGGACATCTTCTTCATTCTCACAATGACCAAGAAAAATCATTGCTCCTGAAGGAAATGTCCAACACATATCCGATTTATTGAAAGTAGCTCCAAATGGTCTATAAATCTCTCTACTACGTGGTACAACCTCATTCCTTAATTCAGGAAATGTACGGCGCATAAACACTTGCTTGAATCGCGGATTTTCATGCCATCTATGAACTAGAGCATATGTAAGCAAAGTTTCAGTTTTAGCGGAACCAGCTCCACCTCCATAAAGTGCTTCCTTTATAGTAGTCGGCAGGGCTAAAAATTCTGCCTGCTTCTTAAAAGGTTTCCATTCATTACTAACCATTTAAGCCTTCTTAGAATTATAAGCTCCAGCTAATCCCGCAGTAATTGCTGCAACCATAGTACTAATAATGTGATTGTCAGTAGTATGACGTGCAATCTCACTAAATATTCCTCCAACAATCGCAATTACAGCAATTGTAGCGAGTTTGAAGCCCAACTCGCCGATGAATTGCTTCAACTTCTTCAAAAACTTACTCTTTCTTCTTTTTGTCATCTGTACTAATTGCGCCAGCAACTGCTACTGCAATTGCAGTAACTACAGTATTCACAGTAGAATTATCAGTTGTTGCCTGTGAACCAGTGCTAAGAACTCCACCAAGCGCGCCCAATGCTAATACTTTAAGAAGTTTCTTCCACATAATTCACCTAAAACTTAACTGGCTCAGTAGTAATCTTACGAATAATTATCACTAAGATACCAGAAATCATTAGAATTATGGGGTCGGTTGCAGAATTTTCAGCTAGAAACTGCTGGAATCCTCCAAGACCTGCAATTGCCGCGCCTAGCCAGAATGTTTTAGATTTCCAAATACTTTTCATTTCTTAGCTCCTATCTTTGAGTTCCTTTAACTGCTTTCATAAGAACTTTTAATGATGGCCCTATTGAACCTTCACCAAAGGGAAAATTAGTCCAATCCATTCCAATTGTATGTAAAAACTTAGCTTTAGTTGGATCAATTATTAATTCCATTTCATTAATATTTCCTGGTAACAAGACTGATTCCGGCGTTGCTCTCATCTTAGTGAAAGTACTAGAACCAGAACCCTCACTAAAAGGTTTAGCTTGTAGTGGACTCAAACTAAATGAACGTGGTTCATCTAATACTGGTGCTTTATTAGTTTGTGCCAGCCATCCTCTACCACGATAAACCGGAAACTCAGAACCTAAAGTACTTGCTTGATTTCTTATTCTTTCTAAGGCTGCTGGATTATTCATTAATTCATCTAATGCTATCTCACGATTATACTTTAAACTTCCTAAAGTACTCTCAGATGTATAACGATTCAAATAATGAGCAATAGAACTCGGTAATTCTCTGTGCATTGATTCCAAAAGCTTCTTAATTGCACTTGGCCCCATACTTCTTAATGGAACCATTGGTAATGCACCTAATAATGCTCCTATTCCTTCCGCTCCTGTGTTAGATTTTGGCGCAAGAGGATCAAATAATCCGCTCAAAAATTCACTGAATTTATTAGACGGACCAACACTAGGTAATGGTGCATTGGTAACTCTCGGTGGTCTTTGTAAAAGCTCCTGTGGCATTAACTTCTATGCAAATGAATTACACAATTCTCAAGAACTTCATCAACTATCCAATCATTCTGAGGCTCTATTCGCCACTCATTAGTAGGATGCAACATTACACCAATTGCATGATCTCCAATAATTTTGAAGTAACATTTAGAGATGCCAGGATTATTCTTCAATGGTGATTCCGCCAAATGTAATGCCGTATAGGCACCAGCCAGCCATTCAGGCTTAATATAATCCCATCCTCTACCAAAAGCGCGCGCACATTCTAACTCAATTCCT